AATTTTTTCGTATTCTTCTTTTGATTGGTAAATGTTTCCTGCTCTTGAGATAAATTTACCTTCGTATTCAGCTTTAGCATATTCAATAGCTTTAGCTTTTTTTTCTTCGTCAGTTTCACCAACTGGTTGATACCATAATCCTCTTTCTTTAGGAAATTTAGTACCATTGATATTTACTTGGTAACCAGTACCTGCCCAGTGACCTTGTTCTCTTACTCTGATTTGCATTTTTGTTTCTCCGTTTATTTTTAACATGAGGTAAATTTAATATTTTTATACATGTTGTCAAATAATATTTAATATGATATTAATTTTTTTTAAGGAGAATTATTATGAAATTAAAATGTCAATTTTGCTCTAAAAGCATTGAAATTACGAGGATATCAGAATTTCAGAAAGATTTATACAAAGATATTGATAAATTTTTTAAGAAATTTGGCTACTCGCCATCCCTTCAAGAACTTGGGGATAAGTATGAAATGACCCATACTAATATTCTTTATCATATTGAAGCTTTGATAAAAGCCGGATATGTGGAGAGAGTGCCTCATAAGAAAAAAGGATATTTACCAAGAGTAGAGGTGTGATATTATGAGTAAATTACCAAAAATGTTTATTTATTCAGATACCTTCCTAGCAGATACTCAGGATTTATCAGATGCTGAGTTTGGATGTTATTGTAGATTGTTAATGTTTAATTGGGGTAAGAACTGCGAAGGACTTCCGAAAGATATTAAGAGACTCCAAAGAATAACTCATTCCTCTGAAGAAACTATCAATGTTATTTTGAAAGAATACTTCTATCTAGAGAAAGACAAGTATCAAAACAAGAAACAATTATCTGAATTTAATAAAGCTGTTGATTTTCAAGATAAACTATCTGAGAGTGGTAAATTAGGTGCTATGAAAAGATGGGGTGGCTATAGCGACCCTATTAACCCCCCTAATAGCGAATTGATGCCTACTAATACTATTACTAATACTACTACTAATACAAAAACTAAAAATATATACTCCCAAAAATTTGAAGATTTTTGGAAGGAGTTTGTTCTTGATAAAAATGATACCAGAAGTACAAAAATGGATTCTTTTAAGGGATGGCAAAAGCTTTCAGATGAAGAACAGAGTACCTTAGGGAAAAAGTTTTTAGTTTACAAACAGAGTAAAGGTAATTTCTATAAGGCACTAGAGAGATTTATTTCCAAGAAGATTTATCTTGAGATTTCCCTAGAGAAAAATAATGTGATAGAGTTTGATGAAAATGAATACAAAAAACAAAATCATTTGGAAATGTTTAAAAAGGGAGTTGTCCTTCCAAGCTGGTCTAGCCAGTATATTGAGGAATTGAAACAACTTGCCGAAGGTTAAGGAAAAAATATCAATTGATATTGAAGCCGAACCACCCATTAATTGTATTCGTGTTCTTGATAAGAAGGGTTATATTTTACAAAGGAATGATGGAGTCCAATTTGTCCTTGTTCCTAAGTCTAAAGATTTACCTGAACACTTTGAGAGAAGATACAAAACTATCCTAGATTGGTACTTTGATAGAGAACTTTTGGGGAATGAAGAACTTTCTAAAGAGAGATATGATGCTGGGAATACTCTTATAAGCTTATATGAACAATCTTGCATTGGTCAGAAGGTGACTGCTAGTTATAGTTCAGCGAAGTTTATGGGTGATAATGAAGGTTTAAATAATCACCAAGAGTATTGTAGAAAGAGATTTAACAAGGCAATTACATTCTGTGACAATCCTAAAGAATTATGGTTATTAGTTTTTGATATACCAGTTGGGAGATATGGATTGCCTAAACTGCGAACACAGTTATCAAAATTAGATTTCTTTTTTAAAAACTATTGACTTAACAACACTTATAGTCCATATTACTTTTAGAATGGATAATTGTGTCTGAAATAGATGGAAGCAAATGTCATTTTGTCATCATGGAAGAAAAAGATGGCAGTTTTCAGATACTTTGTAAGATTGGCACTTTCCCCACTAAAGAAGAAGCTAATCTTTTCCTAGAACATTTTTTTCAAATTCAAGCTGAAAATTATACAGAAACTCTCCACTAGAGAGGTGACTACCTGACAAGGTTTTAGAATATGGTGATAACATGGATGATGACAAGAAATCTGTTGGCAGACCTCGTATTGAGTTCAGCGAACAAGAACAAAAAGAAATAGTAGATTTAGCCAGTATTGGAGCTACTAATGAGGAAATAGCAGAGAAGATGAACTGCTCTCATGACACACTTACAAGGAATTTTGCGTATCTCCTTAAAAAAGGGAGAACGGATATGAAAATGTCAGTCCGAAGAATGATGTTTGAAAAAGCAAACACAGGAAACCCAACAATGATAATTTGGCTTTCTAAAAACATTCTCGGCTATAAAGATAAAATAGAAACTTCAGAGGAAAAAGAACCTCTACCATTTAACGATTAAGGAGATATAATGGGATTTCAAATATCTAATCTTAGAGAACAATTAAACTTTCCATTTGGTATAGCAGTACAAAAAGGATTGGTAGAGGATTTTTCTGGTATTCAGAAGTTTGGATATAATGATAGCGTAGGTACATCATTTGAAACTATTTGGACTAATGGAACAGATTTATATGTTTATCCTACAACCGCTACAACCGCAGTAGCAACATCATCAAGCACTGATGACAATGGAAGTACAGTTCATGTATTTGGATTAGATGAAAATTTTGATTTAGCTGATGAAGTTATTACAGTTGGGGGTAGTGCCTCAACAACAACATTTATCAGAATGCATAGAGCATTTGTAGCATCAGCAAATACAGGAGTTGTGAATGTGGGTGATATTACAGTCACAGTAGATAGTAAAACAGGTGCTTATATATCCGCAGGTTATGGACAAACCCTTCAATCAATTTATACAATTCCTAGAAACAAAAGAGGATATTTAATGTCATTTGATATTGGAAATTCTAAAGACTTAGAGTTAGAAGCAAAGATTATGGCAAGACCAATCAATGGTAATACTTTTCAAACAAAAGCATTTCAAACAATACGAGGTGGTGCTTTTAGAAAAGAGTACATGATACCAGAAGTTTTAACTGAAAAAACAGATATTGAGATGAGAGCGAAAGCAAGTGCTACATCTTCTGTTTCAGGTGGATTTGAATTATTACTTGAAGATTATGATTAATGGCTAAAAAACAGCAGAATAGTCCTGTTTCTTTAATTCATGTAGATAAAAAAACTACCATTGGTGATGGAAGAATATCTACTTCCTCAATGAATAAACACAAAAGAAGAAGTTTTAAAAAATATATAGGTCAAGGAAGATAATGGCAAAATATCAAGGTAGAGAAGTTAAACTCAACAAACCCTTTAGAACACCTAGCCAATCAAAAAAGTTTGCAGTCTATGTCAAAGACAGAAAGACTGGTAATGTCAAGAAGGTCAGATTCGGTGACCCCAACCTCTCCATTAAAAAAAATATTCCTGAAAGACAAAGAAGTTTCATGGCTAGATTTAAACCAATCCTATCCAAAGTCAGAGGACAAAAGAATTTAACACCAGTTTACTGGGCTATTGAAAGTTGGAAAAAAGGCTTTAAGTTGTAAGAGTGCCATTAACCGACATTCAAAGAAAAGTTGTAGAATCTAAAGCAAGATTCAGGATAGTAATTGCTGGGAGACGCAGTGGTAAATCCTATGTGTCGATTAGAGAGTTAATTAAACACGCATCTCCAATTGAGCAAATATGTTGGTTTGTGAGTCCTACTTACAAGATGAGTAAGACTATTGGTTTTGAACCAACCAAGAAAAGATTAATAGAATTAAATTGGGTCAAATACATCAATGAGACAGAACTGAAGATAGTTCTGAAGAATGACTCAATCATAGAATTTAAAGGTGCTGAGAAGTTTGACAATCTCAGAGGTAGAAAAGTTCATTTCTTAGTGATGGATGAATTTGCCTTTATAGACGAAAGAGCTTGGACAGAAGTGCTAAGACCTGTTGTTTCGGACACCTTAGGGAAAGTTTTATTCTGCTCTACTCCTCAAGGATTTGGGAACTGGTCTAGAGACTTGTATGTCAGAGGTCTAAGTGAAGATAATTGGGATTCATTTAGATTTACAACAGTTCAAGGTGGGCAAGTTCCTGAGTCTGAAATCATTCAGGCTAAAGAAGATTTAGATGAAAGAACTTTTAGACAAGAATACGAAGCAAGTTTTGAAACCTTTGCTGGAGCTGTCTATTATAACTTTGATAGAGAAGAATCAGTCAAGAAAATAGAATTGAAAGAAATGCCAATAGGAATTGGTATGGACTTCAACATAGAACCTTTTTGTGCTGTTTGTTTCCAGTTAATCGGAGAGCAAATACACATCTTTGATGAGATTATTTTATATTCATCAAATACAGATGAAATGGTTCAAGAAATTAAAAACCGATATAAATATCCTATTGTTGTTTTTCCTGACCCAGCAGGTAATCAGAGAAAGACTTCAGCAGGGGGTAGAACAGATATTAGTATTTTACAAAATGCTGGATTTAAGATTAAAGTGAGACACGCACATCCAGCAGTCAGAGACAGGATTAATGCAGTTAATTCTAGACTGAAGAACTCACAAGGGAAAAGAAATATTTTTATTGACCCTAAGTGTAAGAACTTAATAACAGCTTTAGAAAAGCACCAATACAAAAAAGGAACTTCTGTTCCTGACAAAGATGGATATGACCATATAACAGATGCCTTAGGGTATGCAGTTGAAATGCTGTTCCCCATTAGGAAAGAACAAGATTATTCGCAACCAATGAGATGGAGTTAATTTAAATGGAAAGAGATGATTTAGTCAAAACACATAAGCAATATAAGCTTAATGATAAAAAATGGGATTTCTTTATCAAGAGCTACTATGGTGGTTTTGATTATAAAATGGGTGGGTATCTAACCAAGTATGTTCTTGAGAGAGATGATGAATACGAGCATAGATTAGCTAACACTGCTATAGATAACCACTGTCGAAACATTGTGCAGGTATATTCTTCTTTCCTCTTTAGAATCCCACCAACAAGAGAATTTGGTTCATTAGTTAATGACCAAGCTTTAGATAGTTTTTTAAGAGATGCTGATTTAGATGGTAGAAGCTTTGACTCTATCATGAAAGAAGCACAAGTTTATTCGTCTGTTTATGGACATTGTTGGATGCTTTTAGACAAGCCACCAGTAGAAGCAAAAACACGAGCAGAAGAATTAGGAATGGAGATTAGACCTTATCTTTCTATTTTTACTCCTGAGAATATTTATGACTGGAAGTTTGATAGAATGATGAATGGTAGATACGAACTTTCTTATCTGAAGATTAGAGAATCTTATGATAATGAGTTTGCTTATTTTAAGATTTGGACTAGAGAATCTATAAAAACCTATAAGCTTCCGATTGATGATGACAAAGGAACTTTAGTAGAAGAAATGTCTAATCCTTTAGGTAAGATTCCAGCAGTTATCTTATACAATCAAAGAAGTCCTGAGAGGGGTGTTGGTATCTCTGATTTGTCAGATGTTGCAGAAATGCAAAAGGCTATTTACAATGAGTTATCCGAGATTGAACAATTAATTAGAATTTCTAACCATCCTTCTTTAGTAAAAACACCTAATGTTCAAGCTAGTGCAGGAGCAGGTTCTGTTGTTCAGATACCTGAAGATTTAAACCCAGCTCTCAAGCCTTATCAGTTACAACCGAGTGGAGCTAACTTAGATGCTATCATGAAGTCAATTAACACGAAGATTGAGTCCATTGATAGAATGACTCACATGGGTTCAGTTAGAGCTACAGCGACTGGTGTCCAGTCAGGAGTAGCATTAGAAACTGAATTTCAACTTTTAAATGCGAGACTTTCTGAGAAGGGTGATTTATTAGAATTAGCTGAAGAACAACTTTGGAAGTTTTGGGCTATGTGGCAAGATAGAGAATTTGATGGAGAAATAAAATATCCAGACTCATTCAACTTGAGAGATTGGACTTCTGACTTACAGTATCTCATGACTGCTAAAGCATCAGGTATTAGAAGCTCAACATTCCAGCAAGAGATTGACAAACAGATTGCATCTCAAGTTATTGATGATGATGAAGTTATTAATATAATTCATCAAGAGATTGAACAAAATGCAACTGTAGGAGACTTTGGTTTAACTGAACCAGAACCAGCAACCATTCCTGAGGTTTAATGGCAAAGTTTAATGACAGGTTTACTAGAACTAGAGACAAGATTCTCAATGACCTTGCAGACAATCATGAACGCAGGTTATTTGAAACTCTAGAACAGCTAGAACAGAAAGTAGTTAATGCTGTTAATGAATTACCTAAGAGACAAGGTAAATTATTTGATACTAGACTCGCTATTGAGATTAGACCTAAGTTAAAACAGTTTATAGAAGAAACATTCTCTAAAACAATTGATACCAATATTAGAGAATACGATAGAGCAGTTTCAACCATCTTAGGTATTTATGGTGAACTTCCTATCCCTAAGAAGTTTAAGTTTTTAACGGATATCAATAAAGAAGTTATTGCTAATCTGAAGAAACAAACATTTCAAGGATTCCAGTCACTAGCTAATGAATATCTAGATGATTTAGCGAATGAAGTGTATCAAAGCACAATAGTTGGAAAACCTTTTAATGAAATAGTTAGAGACCTAAAACAAAAGATAAATGGAATCTATGCTTCTACAGATAATGAGAAAGCAGAAGAACTAACTAACTTTATTAAAGAAAACAAGTTTAAAGCTTCAATGAATGGCAAAGTAGATGAAGCAATAAGTGAACTGCAAAAGATATATTTGAATCAAAGAACAGGAGATAATTTCTCTCGCTATACTAGACAGATGGCACATGATTCTTTAATGCAGTTTGACGCAAATTTTAATATGGAAAAAGCTAGAGAAGTGGGATTGACCCACTTTGAATACTCTGGAAATATTATACGAGATTCTCGTGATTGGTGCATCTCTCATGTCGGCAGAATAATGACAGAGGATGAAATCCGAGAAGAATGGGAAAACAATAGCTGGGCAGGAAAATCCAGTGGAGACCCATTCATTGTGAGAGGTGGCTACAATTGTAGGCATCACTGGGTAGCAACCGACCCTGACTGGTTAAACGAATAAACACTCAGAAAGAGGTGACAAATGTCTGACAGGACTGAAAATATGGTGAACAATAGTGCTGATGAGCCTAGTACAGTGGAACAGCAAACCGAGCAAAAAGAAACAA